AAATACACATATGGAAGTCACAAACTCAAATGCATATGCGTACTCCAGATCCGACATACGTCGCGATCTGATGCCACACCCCCGCCCTCTGGAGTGTCTTTGCGAGCTTAACAGCTTCTAGACCCTCAGAGACGGTGATGTGATGTACTGGCTCGCGGCAAATGCCCAGAGCGAGTATGAGGAGCCTCAGGGGCAGGAATATTCCTAGTCCCCATATGAGAGATGGGCCAACTGGTTCAGCAAAAGAGATGTCGCACCATTCCAGCACATCCCCCAAGAATTGGACACAGGCGATCACAGATGCCACGCCTGCATGTTCAATGGTGTTTCAATAGAAGCAGTTTTGAAAGCCACCTGCGCGGACAAATTCTGCATCTCTGCCGTACAAGGTGAACTTGGGATCCATGAAGCACTCGCTGTGCTTCGAGTAAAGGGCTACACAACGGCCCAGTTGAAGTTTTTGCTAAACAAAATCCACTTTGAAAGGTTGTGCGACTACGGGAACAAGGTGTTCTTCGTCCCCAGAGACGTAGTCAAGTCACTTCTCGTGGAAGTCGAAAATTTTGTAGTCTATCTCGCGCAAGAAAACGCAGACTGGATTTCGACAAACGAGAAATGGTTGAACATCGGAGCCAAAGACTTCCCAGCGTCCCAGGACGCCACCATGGACTACATCAAATACGCGTCCGGGTGTGAGGGATTCTCATTCGATGGTTACGACCCCGACTGCGGAATCTGGTACCAAGATGACGAGAAGTCATCCATCACTGACGTGAGAAGAGCATTAAACGCTCCGTTGGTGACCCTGGACAACCTCATCGAGGGTTCGTCGCAAGAGGTAGACGTCGAGGATCATCTCCATTGGAACCAATGATTCGAAGACTTCTCCTATGGCGGCTCACCCGATGTCGAGTCCCCACTAGACTCCCTTACTCCCATGGAAGATGACCCATTCGCCAAGAGAATGTGTCACGGGAAGTTCAAGGAAGAGCTGGTGTCAAGAGTATGCGCGGATAGCATCGCAGCGGCCAGGACCCTGAAAGGAATATCACAGGGAGCCCTTGCTAATGCTATCGGAGAGAAAGTGCATGTCATAAACGGGATCGAAAACTGCACAGCCAGGTACGTTCCAGCCCAGATCAGCAAACTCGACAAGTACTTTGCCACCAAATTCCCTCGCGGAAGGAAGGAAGGTAAGTGCTCTAGAGAAGCGTTGATGGCCGGTTCGGACGACCTGATTGTCGCAGAAGACGTCCCCCTCTCTCGAGCCTAGTTCGTATCGAAGATATACACCTTGCCCCACGGTACCTGCACGAAGAAGCAGCTGGCGGCGCATAAGGAGTGCATCGACGATATGGACCTCCAGGAACAGAGCAAGTTGTTGACTCAACACATCACCACCAAACTGCAAGCGCAGTCGAGGAAAGTGAAGTATGGCCACTCGCACATCTATGTGCTGGCTATGCCCACCGAATCGTGCGCTCACACCGGCATGGAAATTCTCTCCGGGGAAGTGGGTAATGTACAAGTCTACCACACGCTCGGTGCCGATGGCCATGAGGACTTATCCAACCCAAAACTTACAACTTATTCAGCAATCCGCAATAAGTGGGATGGTGAGGTCCTCACCCTAGATTCGGGGTTAGAATCAATCGGTCTTTACCTGGGAGGTGAGAACGAAAAAGAGGAGAGGAGACAGGAGAAGATGCCCTCTCGTTATGTGGTGAAAAGCGATTCCAGATCGCTGAGAAAATACCTGGACCAGCGGCTTAACAACGGACAGAAGATTGGAATGTTCTATTAATATTAAGTCGGAGAACACAACCATTGTGTGCTCATATTTTCCGATCCCATAGTATTCGGCCGCAACTACACTGCGACCCGGATACACAAAAATCCTAAGGCGGACAAGAAGGCCTAGGTATTGAGAAACAGACGCAGCGCTGCCATTTCATTGATTTAGAAGTGTCTGGTGTTGGAATCCCTCGAGGCGAGTCACAAAACTGACAGAACTTCTCTCGAGATCGATTTCGGACATCACATCGATAAAGCATTGATACTGGGCACCGAGCTCCCCGAACCCGTCCCCATCAAGACGATCCTCGGAGCCCTTAGCGTCACTTCTCAATTCAAGAAGAAGTTTCCAATTCTTTGGCACGAAGGAGAGTAAGTCACCATCTAATAGCGACGACCCTTCAACGGTACCGAATTGCGCGCAACCCACGGGGTGTGCAGCAATTCCCAAAAGCGGACCCTAGAGGACCAGCGCGCGATTCCAGCCATTCTGACTATGGCATAGGCTCACCACACGGCGCTCCCCCCCTCCCACATCTATTCAATTCATAATGATGTGGTTCCCGTACCGTGTACGAAGAAGAATGGAAAACCGAACTTCGATGTCGAGCACCATTACAATGATGGAAAGTGGAACACCAACGTCAAGGCCTACCTACAAGGATATCCTCAGGCATCATACGTTGACTTCGCTCCATACATGCCGAACATCACACTAGAGTCCATCAAGGAGGGGGGCTCGAGTCATCAAGCCCATCCTCCTTTAAGACACATCGCGGACACGTATCACGCATGTGCATGGGGAGACTTTCACAAGATGGTGTAGAAAGGCTCTCTCGGAGTTTTCGTGGGCTCGAAATACATGAAGGACAAGGGAAGATCGAAGAAAATGTTCGACTTCCCCCTTAGAGACTCGCTCTGTCATTTCCCCAAAGAGGCGCAAAAGACCATTATGGAATAATGGAACGCGCTCAAGGATGAAAAGACGACGGGTCCCTTCGGTCTATTGAGGTTAAAGAACACAATAGAAGACGTCGCTGACGCAGTCCTGGCGCAAACCGGGGTGAAGCAATATGCAGTCTACTGGGAAAGGCAAATCTTCAGATTATTGAGGATCGTCTTCGGAGTAGTAGACTATGCATTGAGCCTCGCCGCGATCGCCCATCTCGTCCGCAAGATCCTAGCCTTCAACTGGGAACCAGTCAACCTCGTTGCACTCCGACCTGATCTCGCTGATTACGATAGGACCTACAATCTCCATTGCCCGGAGGGAGGTCTCTTCGAGAATTTTGGCGACTTCCGGTCCATCACCCTCCAGGTCGAAAAGCAGACCTTCAGGGAATACGCAACGAACCCCAAGCCCACTCCTCGGGCTTACCTTATGTTGGACGTGACATATTATCTAGGAGGAGATTTTTCCGCGGAGAACCGAGTAGAGTTCCACGCGAAGGACACCGTGCACTATGCAACTGCCTCTTTTCATACGGTCCCTGGAGTCTACAGACTACCATGGGGCTGCGGCAAAGTTATAGTGGAGAACCGAGTACATAACTCGGTCAATTCGGTGTGGTTTGGCGGTACGCCCGTCTGCAAGCCTCAGAGGATCACGTAGATCATGACAGGCGCTGGGAAGCAATACGAACACGAGAACAACTATATCGTGAACCAGCCCACTGCAAAAGTCGCCACAGGATGGTTCTCATACGAATTCGGAAGTGCTCTAGCAAATGACTTCAGAATCGACCCCATTATGAGTACTCGCCACAATGCGTCTTTTGGTCATGTCGACCCTCAGGAGGAATACTTCCGCGACTTCAAGAAGAGTCTCTCACTAGGTGGGGCTCCTCAGAAGACGCTCGCCTCTACCATGCCCCACTTCAAAGCGAGAGTGGACTTCAAGAATGTGATTTCGAATGCTCCTTTAAAACATTTAAAGGACATTGAAGAGAAACAAGGGCATCTCGTCGCAGACCCCTCCCTCTACAGAAGAATTGGAGGGACTAGGGTCATAGCGAGAGACGAGATTGGCAGAGCCGGTGTGCGCAAGACGGACCATCACCGCCACAAGTTGGCGTGTCACGGGATTCGTAAGCACGACAGGAAGGAAGTCCCATCCATGGCAAAATGCGCCAAAACACAAAAATGGATGGCGGACTATCAAAAAGGGCCCAAAACTAGACGAGAGAAAGGGCCCCTCTCACAAGAAGTAGCAATGAAAGACTACTTCCGCACGAAGATGCCAGACTCCGACGTGCTTCTCAATCCGAACCCAGAAGTGGTTACATGCGAGACAACCAGGGAAAACCTCAGAATCCTGGACAAGTTCATTCTCCAGAAGACACTGGAGCTTGGACCATGCATGTATGATGAGAAGAAGAGACAATACGTCCCCATGGAGTAAGAGTTGACCAAAAAACTGATCACCAAGATGTCGTTCAAATCGAACGACATGCACGAGTATGAATTTTCCACCAAATCCATGCAAAATGCAGGAGCCGCAGTCTGCCGACAACTCTCAGGAAGAGTTCAAGCAGAACCGGCCGTGAAGCTAGAGTTCAACAAGATGGCGGAGCAATACTGGAGATTCCTAGACGGAAAGCTCAATTTTGCGCCTACCCCGGACCTATTCGCGTACGCTGAAAAATTCCCTCCAGGGAAGAGAGATGTGTACTTGAAGCAAGTGATCCATCAACTAGCCGGTGCCAGAATCCCTTAGGACTGGCGCGGAACGTTGATGGTGAAGTCCGGTGAGGTGTACAATTCTGAGCATGTCGTCCCACCCACCCAGTTCGACCTCACGCCAAATCGCCCAAGAGCGATCGCGACCCCCGCAAGATCAACACTCGGAATAGTCTAAGCAGTCACATCCCATGTTCAACACGAACTGGTAGACAAGATTCCTGAGTTCGTCTGCGGCCTAAACCTGAAGGAGCTCGCTAACGAGATCCAGAGCCAAGATAAGCTCGACGTTGCCATTTGGGTTGACGGCTCTGCCTTCGACTCGAATTAGCATCGTTGGATGCAAGAGGCGGTTCAGGGGAGGCTGTGGCAAAGGGTCCAGCCGCATCTCGAGCCATGGCTAGCAGCGAACGGCTGCCAACACCCGGTCGAGACGGCGAAACAGATGGATGCACACTTCCAGTCGTATGAGAGTCACCTATTTCTCAAAATGCCTGGAATGAAAGCAAAGTGGTCGGACAAATTGAAAGCGGCCTTCAAGGACATAGATCGAGCATGCAAAATCGACGACTATGTTGCTTTCACTTTGGACGGAACAACTTTTTCGGGGCATTCCTCAAAAACGACCGTCGGAAACACGATGGACTCCATCCTTCAAGCGTTCTTCTACATCTGGAAAGCGGGAATTCCATTCCCTTGGCAGAGCGACGAAGTGAAGGTTTTCGCATCCGGAGATGACGTCGTCATCCTCACGAACAAGAAGTGGGAACAGGCGATCAAAGAATCCATCCGGAAGTATGCGTGCTCCCAGAAAACGTGGCCGACTCCGTACGGCCTTGGACAGGTGATTAAAGAGGTCGAATCAGGCCCGATAGAGGACATGTCGTTCCTATCTAAGACCTTCCACTACAACGGGGGACAACTTTTCGCACACGTGGACTACGAAAAAATGTTCTCCACCAAAGAATTCTACATGGGTTCCAATCGGGAAATGCACACATTCCCTTGGGCCTACATGGAATTGAAAAGGCTTCAATACGGCCAAGCATCCGAGAAGATGGACACTCTGCTAGCAATTGCCAGAGATTTCCATGTTCCAAAAGAAATACCGCCTGAAAGGATGCAGGCGTGCCTAGATCGCGAGCAACGACAACAAGACGCGAGGTTTTATGGAGACATGGGGGGCGATGATCCCTATGTCGACATGATAACGGGTATTTCTTTCAATACACTCTACGGTGTGGCCACTCACAGAACGAGAAGAACAGCCCACGGAGGACTTCGAGTCCTTCGGGCCTCAGATCCAGTATATAAATAAATCAAGGATCAAGCCACCGCAGAAATGTAGAAAAACCCTCACCCAGCGAGGAAGCAGACCGGAGATCATCCGGTAGACCAGGGGAACAGACACCCCAAGACGAACATGAGCAAGCTGTAGAAGGCCGCCGCCCACGGGCGGGCCGCCAAAGCACTACAGGAATCTCATGCCAAGTCAAACACCAATGCCCTGCAAGCTCTAATTCATCAAGAAGCCAACCACGCAGGACACAAGGCGGCGAAGTCACAAAGGACTCAGAATCATCAGCACCAGCGCAAACTGTTGCCAGAGGTCGTGAGCGATTGGGAACGAATGCTCTTAGCGAAGCATAGTCCCGGCACCATCGAAGCTCCATTCATGTAATCCATGGGAGTCTCGACAATCACGACCGGAATCGTGACTTCACAAATGTCCATCAAGCAGTGTTTTTCCACCACCCTGGGAATGCAAGCTGATATGGGAAGCGACGACTATGTAGTCATACTATTCTCCCCCTCTCAATCCGTAGCTTACGGACCAGGAGGATAGGGATCCCTCCCGACAAGCTCCAAAAGAGCCGGGATGTCTATGTTCTAGACCAATTCTCCAAATGATAGCGTTGACCCTCACTAGTTCTTTACATCTACCAACTACGCTTATACGCTCCCGCAGTTGTACGGATCACAAGGAAACTCCATTGCCTCCAACGCCTTCACTTGGGCGTCTCATTTGGACATGGTCCTCATCGGAAACGACATCAACCTAACCGGGTCATATTACATGGGCGAGTTTCCATATTCATCTCTTCTTGACGAGTATGGTTCTCCAGGCCGAGTGTCCATAGCTGATCTCATCCGCATGGCAGGACACAAGAGACTCTCGAAGACAGTACCGATGATGTGCTCGATGGTGAACAACAATCTACCCACCAACGCATTCGTCAACTCCTTCGCTGAAATGGAAAAAGGATTCGCTTCCGAGCTCGTATCTTACATTGTAATCCATAAGGCTTTCACCCCGATCGATTCTCTGGTCTCTTCTCCATTCTAATTGGAGATAGGAATCAGATCTAACTTCGGGGCGTACGTCAGAACGGACGACCAATTTTCTAGATCGATCCTCAGTTCCACTAACAATGGAGTCTCACTTCAAGAACTCCCGCCGAGAGAAGAGCTTCGCAAATCGCTCGCGGACGGCGCTTTCAAACAATTCAGCGGCGATTACAAACAATCCGGGATTGGTTACGGGAACACTAGGGCCTCGATCGATTCCGCGCGCCTAAGCTCCAAGATCCACAGTTCGCTGAAAGGATAACCGTCCTAAGCCTGGTACTCCAAAGCATGGGGATGGCTAAAAGACTTCTACCAAGAAGCCAAGCCAGTCGTGCAGACAGTGCTGAACCTCGTTGAGGCCAGCGCTTTGCTTGTCGAAGAAGATTAAGGACCGCAAATCGACGTTTCCTTCTTCAGAACTCAACTACGTTGCACTTTGAATCTTATCAAACCGTTCAAGTCACTCAACACGCACATGGCCGAATCTGCCGACTATTTGCAAGGTTGTTATGACCGCGCGATCGAATGCGACACCCGATTTTGCTCAGCAGATGAAATCCTCTAGTCAGTGGTTAGTTGCCCACAGACCAAGAGAAGAACTTTGAAAACAACACTACTTACCACCTCCTACGGGGGGGTGAAGAGCCTCGTTCAACGAGCCTAGGAACCGTCACCTTAACAAATGCGGCATTGGGAACTTTTTACGTTAACG